ATCTTGGACGACTCTGCAATCTCAACCCACGCACGGCTGATGTGTGCCAACAGCCATACGCCGTAGCCGTGTGACCGTAGTCTATGGGCTACGTCAATAACGGTGTCGTATAGTTTTTCCCATGCAGCAGGGCCGTGTGCTAACTCGAAAGAGTCGCGACCCATTTGCTTGGCAACCCACGGCTTGAGCAATCGAATCATTGGACTCATAGTATCAAACACCACCATGGATGGACGCTCTTCGTTGTTTTTTGCCATGTCGCAAAGTTGTTGTACTTTGGCCATGACGTGCTCCCATGTCATTACAAGGGGCTTGCCGTCTACGTCGATTGGGCGACCATCTCCGCCAATGCCAGGCCACACAACACACTTAGCGTGGGGGGACACAGTGGAAGAAAGGTCTAGGTTGATGATGAATGCATCGGAACAAGATTGGAACAAGTAAGACTTGCCCGAGTTTTGTTCTCCTACAACCATGCCTAGCAGATTGCGAAGTGAGTATTGTCCTGGTCCACCTTGAAAGCCTAATGATTTGTAGGCTCGCACGGGCGGTGTGTTGGATGATGTTGTTTGATGAATGCTCATTTATTTTACCTTAGTCCTTATTACTTTTCCGCTTAAAACATAAGAACTGTTTGCTTGTTCTCCGTCATTAAATAATACTTTTGCTTTTTTTTTAGCGGAAGCTTTGTCTAATCCCTTAACTTTGTAGATGTATTCCCACTTTTGATTTTCGATAATTGTTACTTCAAATGTTTTCATTGATTTCCTTGTCTTGCTATTTCTCCGAACGCATCGCCGTAGCCACGAGCAGGGCGAAAGTCATTTGCTTCTTCGTTATCAAATCGAACTTCGGGCTCCGCCTGTGGGCGGGGGGCGTTGCCGCCCCCGCCCACGGCGGGCTCCACATTCACAGGGTTAATGCCGTCTATCTGAATAACCTTGCGAAATTGAATTCCCAATATTTCTAGCCACACATTGAATGTGGAGAAAGAAACTGTGCTTCCTGTTTTACTTTTAAATGCTGCGTGTAGAGAACTTTTGTTAGAAATTTCTCCTGCGGATTCCCTGATGACTCCTGAGATATAAGGCTTAACGATCTCAGTAAGAATCTGTGACTGTAAATTTCCATATTCATTACGCAATATTTTTGCTTCTGGGTACTGGTCAGACATTTGCAATCTCCTGTGTTGCGTCTCGGTCAACTACCATGAAACCTTCTTGCATCACGATGTCAGCCCACTCTGAGACGGGACGCAACACGAATGGTGCGTATGGATCGAGTGTGCCAGTACCATGAATTTCTGTAGGCCACGGATATTCTTCCGGTTCAATTTGCGCGAGCCGCCATCTGTTGATGGCTTGAAGTCGAGCAGCGTATTGAGTTGTCCATGCTTTGTCAAGTAGCGCAGTTCCACTTGTAAAAGATAAATTTACAAGCGGATCTATAGCACGATCACCCGCTGTGTGCAGGTAATCGCCTTGACTCAAGTACCAATCTTTGCAGCGTGCCATGTAGTTCTCTAGTCGTGGCTCCCCCAAGTATTGCTTCTCGTTGCGAGGTTCACCCTTGCGAGGGCCACTCTTGAAGGGGGACGTGTCTAGCATGAAGTCACGATCCATCTGACCAAAAGAAATGGTTGGCTTCTTAATAATGGCATGGAGCATTCCCCCCACGGATATGTCATCAGGTAGGTCAAACATACCTTGTAGGGTGCCACGGTTAATAAGGTCGTCTATTACCATCATGTAGTGCTGGGTCTGGGGTTCGATAGGGCAAGAAGCTGCACGGATACGAGGAGAGATTGCTGTCGTCTTATAGTCAACGATCCAGATTGACTTCTGTGACACCTGATACAGCAATCGGTCTGGCTGAATGACACACTCAACGGGGCCCATACGGTCATTGTCTACTTTTAGCTCGGTCTTAAGGGTGCACTCGCAGCACAACTCAATGAAGTCAGGGTTGTTGAGAAAAGTGTGGAGCGTGCGACCGTTGGCAAGCGAGCCTTCGATGGGGATGGCGCTTGCGGTGACAGCCCATGCCCATGCGGTCTGTGCATCTTGGTCTTCCGTGGCAAGTATCTCGCGGATCCGTGTGTCGCCAACTGCCATCTGGGTGCACACGCCACGGATTTCATCAAGGCGTGTTTCTAGCTTGACGTCGTACTTGGCTTTTGCTTGACTTACGTCTGGCATCAGCAAGAGTTCTAAGGCGGCGTGGAACCACGTGCCATGGGAAAGGGCTTGGCTCCAGCGTAGGGCTGGTACTAGGCCTAGTTTGCGTCCTAGGTAGTAGTGGAACGGTGAGCCGATACCACGGAAGTCTGAGGAACGGACGGGGGGACGACGCTCTATAAGACCTGAGGCGGCAAGGATATTACGCGACCCGACGAGGGCCGTAGACATTGGTGGTGACATGTTGTGTTCTCCTGTAAGAGTTAAGTAGCTAACGCATTCAATTCTGTTTGAGATTTTGCAATTGGAAAGAATTTAAAATTTGTAATAGTAAACGCTGCTTTGTCTGCCAAAACACCAAAAACAATTTTATCAGGCGTACTAAAACTGAATGTTGCCCCAACTGATACAGGGGTTGCTGCGGTTCCATTGCGACTTGCTGTAACAAAAGTGCTTGTAATAGAACTAGCTAATTTAAAATCAACGCCTTGCGTTAAAGTATTAAATGTAATCGATTCGGCTTGATTTGCTGCGCTTCCTGTTGGCAACCAACTAACATAATTAGCGTTTATTGAATTTATTTGAGATCTAAATACTTGCGTAGTTCCACCGCTATCTTGAAAAGCAATTATAGTTGGATAAGGAACTGTTGGAATTGCGTGTACGTTTGCTGAATAACAAAATGTTGCTGGTGGTGCTGATGTTAAGCCAATGTTTGCAGGGGTAATTGCAAAGGTACAATTATCTGCTGCTCTAGTACTTGTAACACTATATGTTGGGATATAGGAACTTGCGCCGTTACCTAGTTCTACTTGCATTCCCCACATTATTAAACCTTGTGATGCTACTCCTGTAAAATTTTGTCCTGTAGAATCTGTGCTTGTGCTAGAAGTCATAAAAATGTAAAAACTATTTCCTGCAACATAAGTTCCTGTTAGAGAAACTCTATACCAATTGTTTGGATATGCCGTAATTGTTGCGGCTTTGTTTGCTGCCGTACCACCAAGAGTAACTAAGGTACCCGCACCGTTTAAATCAAATACTGCGCTTGCCCCTATGTATCCTGTTGCGTTAATCCCCCCACGATAATTACTATCTTTTCTTTTTAACCAAATTGATATTGTCATTACACCACTTAAAACAGGAACGCTTGAGTATTGCAACCTGTGATAATCAAGAACAGTAGTTGGGAAAAAACATACTGCTGTTCCACCTGAAGGAGAAATTTCTGTATTTGTTCTACTTAAGATTGCGTTGTCATTATAAACACCTGCGCTTGTTACAAAAGATTCTGAATACAAAGCAGAATTTGTATTTGTATCTTCAATTAAAAGTCCTTTTGCTTGAAGTGTGGTGGGGTTGTAATCAAAACGAGGTCCATAATATCTTGCACTAGTAGAATAGTTAGGAAGAAAAGTAGGTGAAACAGCTTCACCTATTTGCAATTGAACTGATGAAACCACAAGAGTATATGTTCCTGCGGCTGCGCCTGATGCTGATCCTATTCTAATTTGATCACCAGAAGCAGTAGCTGTAAACAAAATTGTATACGTGCCCGCAGTTACTGTTTCTGATGAATTTGAAAGAGAACCATCTTTGTAATAAACGTAAGGGCCTGATGCATTATTGGCTGTTAAAAGGTTTCCAAAATTAGGAGCCGCTCCTGTAACAGAATGCACAACAATTGATACTGAATATCTAAGACCAATTATCAATGCAGGAACAACTTGATACATAAACGATTGTGTGCCTGCTGTTATTGCAATGGATCGCCTGCCTAACGATGGAATAGTTACTACAGCAGGAGTGCCTGCTCCGTCATAAAACAACCAACTTGTAGGAGTTGGGTTTGAATCAGTCCATGCAGTATTAAGTGCTACGTTTGATGGTGCAGTTGTTACATAACCTGATGAATTTATATAAGTAGCATTTGGACCTGGGCGTGTAAATGCAAAACGCGAATCAAGTACACCCCCCATAGTTGTAAAGTCTAGATCTATAGTAGAGCCGTCGGATGCGGATAGCGTAGGGAAGATTCGGTTGCGTTGATCTCGCAATCCAAATGCATCTAGTGTCGAGGTGCGAGTGCGATTCAAAACTTAAAGCTCTCCAACAATGGCATTGCAAATACAAGTAGTAGTTGTAGTGCGATAATTAAGTTCAATCATTTGACAACCAGTTCCATCTACTACAAAGAAAGCACCTGTGTTTAAAGAAGTAGCATTGTAGATTTTGCAGTCTCCAATATTTTTTGTAATAAGAGACACACCAAGCATG